AATTGCTTGATACAATAGTCAAACCGCAAGAGCGGCTCACAGTTTGGCGTAATTTCAAAAAGCAAAACTTAGATACAAATAAAATTCTTAGATATATCTCTAGTAACAAGACTATTGATAGAACTTTTGATTTTTATACACCTAAGTATTGGCCTACTGGTTGGGAAATTATTAGTGAAAAAATGTTTTGTCATAGCGGCAAAGCAATTTTATTACACGAGACACTAGTACACATGGGTAAAATTAACCCTAAAGACACATATTGGTTTGTAGCAGATAATTTCGAATTTGGCCAAGTAGGACTTGCTTTTTCGAACGGTTTGTGTTACTATAACATTTTACCGAATCAAACTGTAAAAAGAGTAGATTTAGATAATTACATACGGGTACTAGAAAAAATAAATCACAAGAAAAAGACAATAACAGACAATGAAAGTAACAAAGAGAAATGGACACAAAGAAGACTTAAACATTGACAAACTTCACAAAGTTGTCATGTACGCAGTTGACGGCTTAACAGGCGTAAGTGCTTCTCAAGTAGAAATCAATAGTCAGATCCAATTTTATGAAGGCATCACTTCAACAGATATTCAAGAAACGTTAATAAAAAGTGCCGCAGACTTAATTACAGAAGACAGTCCAAATTATCAATATGTTGGCGGCAGGCTTATAAATTATCATTTGCGTAAAATGGTTTATGGACAGTTTGAACCTCCTTGTCTCTGTGATATTGTACAGAAAAATATTGACGCAGGATTCTATGATCCTGAATTCGTAAAACTTTATACAAAAGATGAAATAAACATTTTACAATCGTATATCAAACATGAACGCGACGAGGATTTAACTTATGCGGCTATGGAACAGTTCCGTGGTAAGTATCTTGTACAAAATAGGGCAACAGGTAAAATATTTGAAACACCGCAAGTAGCATATATGATGATAGCGGCAACTCTATTTGCTAGATATCCTGAAAAGAAAAGAATGGCGTATGTTAAAGCATACTACGATGCTATCAGCACTTTTAGGATTTCTCTGCCCACTCCTGTAATGGCAGGTGTGCGTACGCCACAAAGACAATTCAGCAGTTGCGTACTTATAGAAACAGATGATAGTTTAGACAGTATTAACGCAACCAGTAGCAGTATTGTGAAGTATGTAAGTCAGAAAGCAGGTATTGGTATTGGTGCTGGTAACATTAGAGCAATAGGCTCAGCAATTAGGAGTGGAGACGCAACTCACACAGGAGTTATTCCCTTCTATAAATTATTTCAGTCAGCGGTTAAAAGTTGCTCACAGGGTGGCGTAAGAGGTGGAGCCGCTACACTATACTATCCTATTTGGCATTTGGAAGTCGAGGACTTACTTGTATTAAAGAACAATAAGGGTACAGAAGATAACCGTGTAAGACACATGGACTATGGTGTACAGTTTAATAAACTGATGTATGAAAGACTTATTAAGGGAGAAAATATTACATTGTTTAGTCCTAAAGATGTGCCTGGATTATATGATGCCTTCTTTGCTGATCAAGACAAGTTTAAAGAAATATACGAAAAAGCAGAACGTATGACTAGCATTAGGAAAAAGTCTATTCCTGCTATTGAATTGTTTTCTGCGTTCGTTCAAGAACGTAAAGACACAGGTAGAATTTATTTAATGAATGTTGATCATGCTAATACTCATGGAGCATTTATAGAAGAAGTAGCACCAATTAGACAAAGTAATTTGTGTTGTGAAATTGATTTGCCAACAAAGCCATTAAGCCACATACATGACGAAGAAGGAGAGATTAGTCTTTGTACATTGAGTGCTGTCAATTGGGGTGTAATTAAAGACTTTGAAGAAATGAACAAAGTATGTAAGTTGGCAGTTAGGGGACTAGATGAACTATTAGACTATCAACAGTATCCTGTATTGGCCGCAGAACTTAGCACAATGAAAAGACGTCCACTAGGCATAGGCATTATTAACTTTGCGTACTGGATGGTAAAACATGATATGTCTTATCAAGAACCTAACTTAGAATTAATTGACGAATGGGCAGAAGCATGGAGTTACAGTTTAATCAAAGCCAGTAACAAGTTAGCAATGGAAAAAGGTGCCTGTCCTGGCACAGAAGAAACAAAATACGGATTAGGTATTACTCCAAATCAAACATACAAAAAAGAATTAGATGAATTAGTAAAACACAAAGAAAGGCAAAATTGGAAAGAACTTAGAAAGAATCTTAAGGAACATGGCATAAGAAACAGCACTTTAATGGCATTAATGCCGGCAGAAACGTCAGCACAGATAAGTAACAGCACGAATGGAATTGAGCCACCGCGTGGTTACATCAGCATCAAGCAAAGTAAACACGGTGTATTAAAGCAAGTTGTACCAGGCTTTCCATACTATAAAAACAAATACGATCTACTGTGGGATCAAAAGTCACCGCAAGGTTATTTAAAAATAATGGCTGTCCTACAAAAGTACATAGATCAGGGAATTTCGGTAAATACATCTTACAATCCCGAACACTATGAAGATGAAAAAGTACCAATGAGTGTGCTAATTCAGGATCTCCTAATGTTTTATAAGTATGGTGGTAAACAATTATACTACAATAATACATTTGACGGGCAAGGCGAGATTGATATTAATAAAGACGATAAACTACCTGACTTAGAAGCAGGCGAACTAGATGACGAAGATTGCGAGAGTTGTAAAATATAATGGGTGTACTTAATACTAAATCAAAATATACAAACAAAACAAATATGTTTTTATCTGATGACATGGGTATTCAGCGATTTGATGTTCTCAAGTATAAACAGTTTGATAAACTAACAGAAAAGCAATTAGGTTTCTTTTGGAGGCCAGAAGAAGTTGATATTCTCAAAGACGCAAAAGACTTTAAAGACCTAACAGACTTTGAGCAACACATCTTTACTAGTAATTTAAAAAGACAAATATTATTAGATAGTGTACAGGGTCGTTCACCTAATATTGCTTTCTTGCCTGTAGTGAGTCTACCAGAATTAGAAACCTGGATTGAAACTTGGGCATTTAGTGAAACTATTCATAGCAGAAGTTATACACACATAATCAGAAACGTATATCCTGACCCGAGCAAAGTTTTTGATGAAATGATGAATGTTAAAGAAATTATAGACTGTTCAGATAGTATAACAGAATATTATAACGATTTAATTGATTACAATTTATTGCGAGACACAGGCAGTAAGAAGTATGATGAATACGAACACAAAAAGAAAATATGGATGTGTTTAATGAGTGTAAACATATTAGAAGGTGTACGTTTTTATGTTTCGTTTGCTTGTAGTTGGGCATTTGCTGAACTTAAAAAAATGGAAGGCAATGCTAAAATTATTAAACTAATTGCTAGAGATGAAAATGTTCATCTAGCAAGTACACAACAAATGCTAAAATTATTACCACGTGAAGATAAAGACTTTGCTAAGATAGAAAAAGAAACATACGAAGAGTGTACACAACTTTTCTTAGACGCAGTAGAACAAGAAAAGAAATGGGCAGACTACTTATTTAAAGACGGAAGTATTATTGGTTTAAACGCAGACTTACTTAAACAATATGTAGAATATATAGCAGGTAAAAGAATGCATGCCGTAAGACAAGAAAAAATATTCAATACAGGTACAAATCCTTTACCGTGGACTCAAGCATGGATTACAGGTGGTGAAGTACAAGTTGCTCCTCAAGAAACAGAAATAAGCAGTTACGTTATTGGCGGCACAAAACAAGACGTAGACAAAGAAACTTTCTCAGGCTTTTCACTATAATATAAATAATCACACACAGAGGAAACACATGCTAATACAAAAACCACATTCTAAAGGTGACATCGTCACAATCAAACTAACTAGCGATACCGAATTAATTACAAGATTTGTAAGTCAAAACGATTCAGGCATTACAATTGAAAAGCCAATGGCAGTAAGTATTACTCCACAAGGACTTGGCTTAGTACCATGGCTTTTTAGTGCTGACGCATCTAAAGAAATTACCATTGCTAATGAACAAGTAATTTGTACTATGGATACACTAAAAGAGTTAGCCGATCAATATGTTGAAGGAACAACAGGTATCAGTTTAGCAAAGGCATAAATACTATTATGCCAAAAGCCGCAAGAAAAACAGCAGATAAGGCCGGTGGTGCCATAATACAAGGGTCTGACAATGTAAATATCGAAGGACTTGCCGCCGCACGAAAAGACGATGCTATTCAGGCTCATGGCGATTCACCCCATAACAAATCAGTTATAGCCGAAGGTTCAAGTAAGGTAAATATCAATGGTAAACCAGCCGCACGAGTAGGCGATGCCGCAACTTGTGGTCACAGTATTAGTGGCGGAGCAAGTAAGGTTAACATTGGATAATGAACTATACAAATTAGATCTCTACAAAAATTGTTTTATAGATGATCTAAACTCATTCAATTTTAGAAAATATTGTATTAATACATTTGGTGTTTATATACAAAATGACGATATGTCAATGTTCAATGTTACTAAGTCTACACTACCAAACAATGTTAAAATTGAAAATACAACTACAGACTATGTTAAGAAGCACATGTATGATTTGCTTCAAGAAAATAATTACAATTTATTTTTAAGTGGTGGTATTGATAGTGAAAATATTGCTAATATTTTATTGGAATGTAATGTAAAATTCACACCTGTAATTGTATCGTATAGTCATAAAAATCAAGTACTCAATGATTATGATATATCTTATGCTTTTAAATTCTGTAAAAAAAATAACCTTACACCCAAAATTATAGATTTAGACATCATAGACTTTTTTTCAAAAGGTACATTTAGAAAATATGCTTTTGACTACGGTTGTGTAAGTCCTCAATTTGCGCCTATACTTCATGCCTTTGAAAAAATTGACGGCAACATAATTTATAGCGGTCATCAAAAAATATTTACAAATTTATTTTATAATTGTAGAACAAAAAATAAAAGTTTACATGAGGTAATTGAGGAGTATGACTACAACGGGGATTACAAAAATGATGTGAACTTTATGGAAAAGAATCCCGGGTTTTTTGTTTTTGATAAGTTTTTAAAACAACGCAATGACAACTCTATTTCAGATTTTTATAACTTTAATACAGACATGAGTTTAACCTCAACAAATAATTTATTACAAAATACTGATGTGTCATACGACGAAATTTTAGGGTATAATAGTTGGAAAATTAAAAACAACGAAATTACTTGGGCACAAGATTGGAAAGATTCACAAATGGGAAATACAAATCAGAGACAGTTTAAGCACAGAAGACTGAAAGCAAATAAATATAATTTCAAATATAAAAATTTGTATAAGCCTAATAATTTATTTGCTGAGCCAAGACCTAAATACACTGGCTTTGAGGGCATTAAAAAGTTCTATTCAGATAAATATATAGGTAAAGACTTATTGCTTAAACAATTCGATAAGTACTTTAGAGAAACATTGACCAATGCCGTCGATACCACAGTAAATGCGCCAGGCATGGTTGTAAATTATATATTGAGGGAAAAATAAAAATGGCAACTAAAAATTATTTTGTATCAATGAAAAACCACCGTATAGACAGCGGATTTAGTGGTAATGATTTTGATCCAACAGCACAAAAAAGCGAATTAACGGGTGTTGGTGCTACAGTAGTAAATGACTATGAAAGCATTGCCGGAGGATTTTACGAAATATCTATAGATGACTCACACATATCAAATGTTACTGGA